AATGGGGCGCTTCGGCTGATTGGTCAATTGGCCGAAGGTGAAACCCCATCAGCGGCGACTTCGCAGGACTCCCTGACCGCGATGAACCAGATGCTCGATAGCTGGTCGTCTGAGCGTCTGTCCGTGTTCTCGACGCAAGACCAAGTGTTTACTTGGACGCAAGGGTATATTTCACGGACTCTTGGCCCGACGGGTGATTTTGTGGGTAATCGTCCGGTGCTTTTGGACGATGCAACTTACTTCCGCGATCCGTCGAACAACATCAGTTTTGGCATCAAGATTATCAACCAGCAGCAGTACGACGGGATTGCGGTTAAAACCGTTACTTCGACGTACCCGCAAGTGCTGTGGATCAACATGGATATGCCGAACGTGTCCATGTATATCTATCCGGTGCCAACTAAAGCGTTGGAATGGCATTTTATTAGCGTCACTGAGCTGGTCGAACCGGCTACGCTGGCAACCTCGTTGATTATCCCGCCGGGCTACTTGCGAGCTTTTAGGTTTAACTTGGCATGCGAGATTGCCGCCGAGTTTGGCGTAGAGCCGCCGCCCTCAGTGCAGCGGATTGCAATGTCCAGCAAGCGCAACATCAAACGCATCAATAATCCCGACGACGTGATGAGCTTGCCGTATAGCATCGTGGCGACTCGCCAGCGGTTTAACATATATAGTTCCAACTATTAGCGCGGGTACTGGCTATGCTTACCAGCAATAAACCCTTTCCTACCTTTAACGGCGCGAAGCAAGCCTTTGCTTTTGTATGCGTTGATAGCGTGTTGGACGTTTTGCTTGTGCGTAAGCAGTTCCAGATTTTCAATGCAATTATTAGAGCGGTTAAGGTCTTTATGGTTGATTTCCAAGCGACCTTCAATAGGGCCAACAAAGGCTTCCCACAAAGCTCTATGCAGAGAAACCCTAGTGTATTTTCCATTCTTGCACGCAGCAAAACGCAAATAATGGTCAGAACCAGCGGGTGTTTTAACTTTTCGATATGCCGCATCGCCTTGCCATGTCTTTCCATTTTTTATCATACTGGCGGTGGCTATGCTAGTGCCAAGAAATTCCGCGACCTCACGAAGAAAAACACCGTTTGCGAGCATTTGCTTTGCGAGAGGAATTTTTGTGGCATCAAGTTTCTTAGCCCTGCCAACACGCCGCACGTTGGCAAAATTACTGATTTCGTAAAGACCCTCGTAGCCAAACACCGGCTTCCATATTTCCATGCTATATCCCCATTTAAGTTAAATAGAAGTATAGCATAACTTTCCAAGTTTACGGAGTTTACTAACATGGCTAATATCGCAATTTCTGCTCTACCCGTTGCCACTTCGCAAGCTGGCGGTGATGTGCTGCCGATCGTTCAGGCCACGACCAGCACGACCAAACAACTGTCGGTCACCAATCTGTTCACCAGCCCGACGTTTGTCACGCCTGCACTGGGAACGGTTGCTAGCGGCAATATCAGCGCCTGCACCAGCACCGGTCAGGTATTGACCACGCCAACTCTGAACTCACCCACGTTGGTTACACCGGCGTTAGGAACACCGGCCAGCGGCACAGTCACCAACCTAACAGGCACTGCTTCAATCAACATTAACGGCACTGTTGGGGCTACAACGGCTACAACGGGCGCGTTTACGACGGTGAGCGCAACGGGAACAAGCACTGTGGCTGCGGTCAATGCAAGTGCCTCTTGCTCCATTATTGACGGTGGCGGCAATCAGTCAAAGTTAAGAATAGGGAACGGTATCCCAGTAACTTTGGACATTGGGGTATATAACCCGAGCTTCACTATTGCGGCTGGTGTATTAACAACGGCCACCAACCACCCCATAGAGTTTGGGGTCAATAATGTTAAAATTGCAACCCTTTCTTCTACCGGTTTTTTGGTATCGGGAACGTTGACCAGCACCGGAGGTTTAGGTTACGCAACGGGCGCAGGTGGAACGGTTACTCAAGCCACCAGCCGCACCACAGGCGTGACGCTGAACAAAACGACCGGTGCGATCACCTTGTTCAGCGCAGCAGGCACAACGGTGGCTGCGACCTTTACGGTGACGAACAGCACCGTGGCGGCAACGGATGTGATTATTCTCAATCAAAAGTCAGGCACCGACCTTTACGATTTGATGGTCACTGCGGTGGCCGCGGGAAGTTTCAACATTACATTTCGCACCACTGGCGGCACCACCACAGAAACCCCTGTTTTCAATTTTGCGGTTATCAAAGCAGTTGCGGCGTAATTGAAAACGCCTATCCTTGGCGGCAGCTATGTCGCTCGGTCAATCAATGCGGCAGATAACCGCATGGTCAACCTGTTTCCCGAAGCGATACCGGAAGGTAGCGGCGGGAAAGAGGCGGGCTTCCTGCTGCGGTGTCCTGGCCTGCGCTTGGTGGCAACGGTTGGCGATGGTCCAATTCGTGGGCTGTGGGTAACCAACGGCATCGCCTACGTGGTGTCCGGTAGCGAGTTTTACAGCCTTGACACCAACTGGACGGCAACACTAATCGGCACCGTATCCGGCACAGGGCCGGTCAGCATGGCCGACAACGGCACGCAACTATTTATTGCTTGCAACCCCCTCAGTTACATCTACAACGTGTCTACGGCGGTGTTTGGGCAGATTACAGACGTGGATTTCCCCGGTGCGGGATCTGTAGGCTACCTTGACGGTTACTTTGTATTCAACGAACCAAACACGCAGAAGTTTTGGGTAACCAGCCTGCTTGATGGCACCTCAATTGACCCGCTGGACTTTGCCAGTGCCGAAGGCTATCCCGACAACGTAATTGCGCTGATCGTAGACCACCGCGAGATATTCCTGTTTGGCAACACCAGCGTTGAGGTCTGGTATGACGCCGGAACGCCCGACTTCCCAATGGCGCGGATTCAAGGTGCCTTTATGGAAGTGGGTTGTGCGGCGGCGTATTCAGTCGCCAAGCTCGACAACAGCGTATTTTGGATAGGATCGGACGCCCGAGGCCGTGGGATCGTCTACAGGGCCAATGGATACACGCCAGCACGCATATCGACCAACGCCCTTGAATACGCCATCCAAAGCTATGGCAACCTCTCCGATGCGATTGCCTACACCTACCAGCAGGACGGGCACCCTTTTTACGTGCTGATATTCCCGTCAGCCGGTGCGACTTGGGTGTATGACGTATCCACGCAATTGTGGCACGAACGCGCTGGTTTTGAAAACGGGCAATTTGTCCGGCACCGCAGCAACTGCCAAATGTCGTTTAACAGCGAGGTTGTGGTTGGCGACTACGAGGACGGGCGGTTGTATGCTTTCGATCTAGACGTTTACGCCGACGACGATCAGACACAAAAATGGTTGCGGTCGTGGCGGGCGTTGCCGACCGGCCAAAACAACCTCAAACGTAGCGCCCATCACAGCCTACAGCTTGACGCCGAAACGGGTGTTGGGCTTAACGCCTATCCTGCTTACGATGGTGAAGATTTAGCCACCGAATCCCGACATCATTGTGGCGCCGAGTTTGTGCAAGGTTACCTGACCACGCAATCCGGTGACCAGTTAGTCACTGAGGCCAATGACGGCAACGAACCGCTAGTGACTCAAGTGCAACCCGCCGAGGACTACAACGGCTATGCGCTGGAAACGGAAGATTATGATGCCGCGCCGGGTTACGATCCCCAGGTCATGCTGCGCTGGTCGGACGACGCGGGGCATACCTGGTCAAACGAACACTGGAACTCGATGGGCAAACTCGGCACCTATGGCACCCGCACCATCTGGCGGCGGCTTGGCATGACCGAGAAAATCCGCGACAGGGTGTATGAAGTGTCCGGCACCGATCCGGTCAAGATCGCCATTATGGGCGCTGAACTGTTTGTCACGCCGACGAGTAGCTAATGGCCGAACTCAACATCACCAATATCCCCGCGCCTCGGGTGCCGTTTATTGACGAGCGCACCGGCCTCATGGCGCGGGAATGGTATCGGTTTTTCCTTAACCTGTTCGTCCTGACCGGCAGCGGCAACAACCCCATCACGCTGGAAGAATTGCAACTTGGGCCACCCAACCAGCTTGACCTAGCCGAGCTGCTGATTCAGGTCAATCAGAACATCGCCCCGCAATACGAAGATCAATCAGGCGACTTTCTAGCCACGCTCGACACCGCGCAGCTCATGTCGA